CCGCTACGCTCCGCGCAGCAAGCTGCTTGGCCTCCGCGCTTCGCTTGGGTTATGGGCCTTCGGCCCATGTTTTTTATACCGAACTGCGTTCGGTGCTTCCGACCTCCGGTCGGTGCGGGTCTTTGACCCGCAGAGTGATGTTCTTTCTCTCTAGAGTGAAGGTCCCGGGGTCCTTCAGGGTTAGAGTGGTGTTCTCAGGGTTAGAGTGTGTGTTTTGGGGGCCCCGCCCGTCACGGGTCTTTTTCTTTTTTTTTTGTTCAGTCACTTATTTTTTTATAATTTTTTTTTCAAAAATTAAAAACTTTTTCAAACTCCAAAAAATGACTTCTGAACCCGTTCCACGTACCCCTGAAAACCCATCGCGTAACACACGTGCCCGTAGATGGGTTTTCACCGCCAACAATTTTACGGAAGAAACTGAAGAAGCCATCCGTAATTGTAATGCTGATTATGTGTTGTACGGTAAAGAAAAAGCTCCCACCACAGGCACTCCCCATTTACAAGGTGAGAATTTAAATTTATTAGCTTCTACTGCGATACATGCTATGTATTTTGATGATGAAAATGCTCGTTGGTGTTTTCCAGATGAATATTGGGCAATCCCCGAATCTCCGCCTAGACATGTATTTATTCGTGACCAATGTGCATTTAATTGTCCATTTGATTCTACTGATGTTATATATTTAAAAACTATAAAATCAAATAAAACCGTAATTGACTTAACTAACGAATAAATATATATATCTTATTCAATTTATTTTATTTATAAAGGTTACTTGGTTTTTCGCAATCAAATTTATTGGAGAGTATTGCATGAACGTTTTCCTAACGTTTATTTCGAAGTCGCAAGAGGATCTTTCCAAGATAATTTCGAATATTGTACCAAAGAAGGTGACTTTGTCGAACGAGGTACAAGACCAGCCAACGACAGCCACACAAAAGGTACAATATTAAAATTGTCTCATGCTTTTTCTCTATTACATAATACTTTGTATGAAGAACAACAACATGCTAACATTACTTCCAATACTTTTGATTTTGAAAAAAAATACCACCTTATGAGTCTTTTAGAAGATATACACGATGAATTACATCATACTTCTAACGAATGTTATATTTGTGACTTTCAATTTGAAAATAATTTATCTATGTCTGATGATACTCAGTCAGAAACAGATAACTAATAACATAAATACAAATTCTTTTATTTTTAATATAGGCGGAGACGCCACAAAAAAAAAGTGGATAGAAGCAAAGGATTATGCTATATCCGGAGAATTTGATTCTATATGTCCACAAATTTACATTCAACATTATTCATCGTTGCAAAAAATCTTTAAAGACAATCAAGCCAAGCCTTTAGATTTACCTCATGATGTCCAAGTGGGTTATTGGTATTGGGGAAAAACTGGAGTCGGCAAAACCAGGTCGGCCATTGCAGACTTTCCAGATGCGTACCGCAAAATATCCAATACCAAATGGTGGGATGGTTATCAAAATGAGCTTAATGTGATAATAGATGATTTAGATAAATCCCACTCCTACATGGGTTACCATTTAAAAATATGGGGTGACAAATATGCTTTCGTCGCAGAGTCAAAAGGTTCTTCCAAATACATTCGACCTTCCAAAATCGTTGTTACATCTAATTACCATCCGGACCAAATATGGGATGATGCTACAACATTGGAACCTCTCAAACGTCGTTTTAAAATTATTCATTTCCGAAGTTTTTTCGATTCCTTATTACAAACTGACCGGGACAATGATGACGTTCGTTGTCTAGATAATCCCGCTGACTCTCTTTTGAGTTGAGATTAAATAAATAAACCAATTCATTTCATTCTTTTTTTTTATTTATTTCATAACATGTCAAAAAAGCGTAAACATACTTACTTCGACGACGACGGAAACGTTACAACAGCTCCCGGTAGAAAACGAGCGATTGCCATAGCTGCTAAAATGAGAAAAAAATATCCTTATTCAACTTACGGCATCGCTCATTATAAAAGAGGAACTACTGAAAACTTAGGGAGATATGGCGAATCATACAAATCAGCTTCTGCTGAACAAAGAGCCCAACGTAAATCCGATGGATACTATGGTAGAGGCAAATATGGCCGAGGGGACTACTCCGATTGGAAACCTTGGCTTAAAAAATGGGTACCTAAAGGTTCCCTTGCGGCATTAGGAGGTGCTGCAGGCAGCATGTTAGGAATGGGAGGTGTCGGCTCGGCCTTGGGTGGGATGGCCTCTAATTATCTTGGTTGGGGGGATTACGGTGGAAGTGCAGGAGGAAACCAAATTATGGCAGGCTCAGTAGATAAACCAATAACTGTCAACGCTTCGGATGATTTATCTGGCGATGTATACATCTCTCATCGTGAATTTATTGGTAACGTTCAAGCCTTGGTACCTTCCTCCGGTTTATCATTGTTCAACATCAACTCCTTTCCTATTAATGTCGGTTTAGCAGGTTCATTTCCTTGGTTATCACAGATAGCCCAAAACTTCACCCTCTACGAATTGCATGGTCTAATTTATGAATACAGGCCTACTAGTGGAGAACTTGGATCATCTTCAAATCAACTTGGTAAAGTAGTTATGGCTACGCAATATGATCCAGACGCTCCAATATTTACGACAAGTATTCAAATGGAAAACTACGACTATGCAAATGCTTGTAAACCTTCCCAAGGAATGTGTCATGGAGTTGAAACAGCACCTCGACAATCAGCTACAAATATGCTTTACACAAGAAGCGGCCCAGTAACACGTGATAAAATATTCACCGACGTTGGCTTATTTCAAATTGCGACCGAAGGTGTACCAGTGTCTGGTACAGCTGGGTCTTATCAAAATATCGGTGAACTATGGGTAACTTATCGTGTTAAGTTAAGCCGTGCTTCTTTGGTGCAAACCATAGGTTCTACAATTTTATCTGATTACTTTTACGGTGCTTTTAGTTCTACAATGTGTGATAACACAACCACCTCAATGGCTAGCAGCGCTCAATTAACAACTTACTACGACTTACCTTTAGCAAATACTTACTTCGCTGAAAAGAAAACTAACAACATTGGAATAACCGCTACGAGCGCAACCACTTCCACTGTTACATTAACGTGGCCGTCAAACATTAACAGTGGTGCTTTTAGAATTACAGTTTGGGTAAATGAAGCCAATAATAGTGCTTCCATTTGGGCTGCACCAGCTTCGCTTGCTAATTGTACTCTTGTTCAACCAAACACAGGGTCCGGTCTCACCAACAGTTATTATGCACCCAATTCAGCAATTAGTGGGCGTTTCAAATCCCAAACTTTTGTAATCTCTATTAACGCTCCAGGATTAAATGTTGCTAGTTTGGTTCTAACTGGCTCAGCAACATTTGTAGCAAGTGGTGGGAGTTGTTTTATTTTTGTTGAGCAAGTAAACCCGCTAAACATTACTAGAATTTAATTAATATTTTTATTGTTTAATATAAATAAATTTAAATTACATTTATAATTAATTTATATACTAATATATGATATCCAATTAAAATTGCTAATGTTAAAATATAAACGGAGACATAATTGCAATCACGCATTAGCTGGCAAAAACGTGATTCGCAACAATTATCCCTCCAACACACAAATAAACTTCCACCACTAACGCTAGCGGCAGGTAAGTCTTCATTAACTCCGTTACACTCCGATATTGTAAGACAACAAGCGCTGCATCGATCATCAGAACTATTAGTATGATTGCGATCCATATTATGAATAATATTAGAAACTTCTCCATTTGGAATGACTCGTTTTCTGCGATCTCAATCTCAGACGCCCTTAGGTAATATAAAGCTAAGGGCGTCTGAGATTATCACCCCAGTAACTTGGCTTGCTTCATATTATAAATAAAATAAATAAAATACAAGCCAGAATCTGTAGAAGCAAATAATTATTGTTTTTTTTTGCTTTTGAGGGACAGTAGAATATTTAAACTTATATTTTTGATTTTTTTTCTTCAAAAAAAAAAAATCAAAAATATAAGTTTAAATATTCATCGTCCCATGTATTGGTTTGCTTCCCGCTGGTGCGGGATAATGAATTATTGCCTAAACCTAGCTACCGCCGTCCGCTCCGCGGAAACCAATTACCTAAACTCCGCTACGCTCCGCGCAGCAAGCTGCTTGGCCTCCGCGCTTCGCTTGGGTTATGGGCCTTCGGCCCATGTTTTTTATACCGAACTGCGTTCGGTGCTTCCGACCTCCGGTCGGTGCGGGTC